CTGCTGAATTTACTGAGCAGGCCGAAGCAGATGACATCGCACATCTCTTATTGCGTTAAGCTAATTCTGCTGAGCGCGGCAATTCTGGACGCAACTCCAGAGCAGCTTGCTTTCGCTCAAACGACAGCAGCGCGTATCCGTACATCGCTTCCCTGCGCTCTCGCGGATCAGCTATACTGATGATTTCTCTGGAGGCGATCTCCCAACTTTTCTCCTCCTTGCGCTCGATCAATGCGACCTGCACGGCGGACTTATGCGCCCCTCGTTTGCGCTTGTAGGCCAAAACAACGTCCACTGGCACTCCCACCATCCGAGCGAGCTGCCTGTTCGTAATGCCCGATTTAATGAGTTGCGAAATGCGTTCAAATGCTTCTTCTTCGGTCATCATTTAGCCTCCACGGGTCTATCAGCCTGATCTTGATATTTGCCATTGCCATATGACGCGGTTTCCTCGGTGCGGTGGAATATCACTTGCGCGATGCCTGCGCCTGCTGGGATGCGTAATGGTATCAAGCCATGATACACCAACTCAAGTGTCAGGAACCCGCGCCAGTCTGGTTCGATGACTGTGTTGAATACTGACAGCCCTCGCCGCGCCCATGTGCTTTTGTCGTGTACGACACCAACCATGTATCTTGGCATCTGGAAGCGCTCAATCGTGCTGGCGAGTGCAAAGCGTTTGAATGGATGCAACAGCACAGACTGCTTGATGCGGATGTCGTATCCAGCCTCTGACAGCCCGTAGCTAGTGCCGTGCGCCTGCCGCTTGCTGTCTTCCATATCGACTATGGGGCGCGCGTGACCTAACGTCCTTCCGTTGATGATCATGCTTTATCCTCCCAAGGCGTCTGTGCCAACGTAATGGGCGCTGGTGGGCGCTGGCGCAGAGATGATTGCTGTGCCATCCTTAGCCTCTCAGTGACGCTGTGCTTGAGTGATCTGGGCCGATGCTTGCCCTTCGGCACGTTGTGGTTCGGGTGTTTCTTAGCCATTGTGGGCCTCTCTTTCATATTCATCGCGCACCAGTTCGATCAGAAATTCCGATACTGTCTGGCACTCTATTTTGCTGGCCTGCTCAATTAACCACCGCGTCTGCTCCATCGTGAGGTTTTCAAACACTTCACGAATATGCCCGTTTCTCAAGTTGTGCTTCATCAGCAGATGCTTGAGATTGCCTGTGCGTTTGAGTTCTGGCAGCGAGCCGTTCTTTCGACCCCTAGTGAGGGCCGTCCTGACGACGCAACGTGACAGCCCCATCATATCGGCAATCTCCTTTGACTCATGGCCCTGCCGATAAGCCTCCCAAATCTGCAATGTTTTCTCTTTGGTTCTGGCTCCTTTCATCGCTTCGCCAACCCCTCGCGCCACCATTCCGATGGCATTGTGCCGTCACCAGCGCTGCCGTAATCCATCTCGTTCTGGATGCGGTGCATGGTGCCGATCACTGAGTTCTTTGATCTACCACCGAGGCGCTGACCGACGGCCTTCCTTGTCCAGCCTTGGCTAATCAATGTCAGTGCTTCGAGCAGGTGCTCGTCTGACCATAGATCAGTTCTCATTTTCTTCTCCTTCTCTAATCACAATTTGGTTGCTTTCAGCGTTTGCAACCATCTTCTCCAGCTTGGCTTCCAGCTCCATCATGCGTGCCTCTGCCGTCAAGGCGCGATAGCACCACTGCTGCGGGGTCTGGCTGTTGACTAATGCTTCACTCATCGTTCTGTCCTTTCAATTCTGATGGGCTGCTTGAGTTCAGGGAAATGACTGGGGGCTTTCTCAATTTGCCGCCTGTCTCAGTCTCAAACGCATCAAATTGTTCGGGCTTTAGACGAACAGATGCTGACACTTGGCTGCGGGGATAGTCTGGAGCGAAGGGGTAGATGTCCCCAATCTCAATACGGTTCGTTAGGCAGAACATCACAAACCGAGACATACTGGCTTTCGACAGTGACAAGCCTTCTTCGCAGTGCATCCATACACGGCCAGCATAGTCAGTCTTTACAACTTGCTGAGCATAACAGGCGCAAGTTCCTTCGGGCCACTTGCAATCACTCATAGTCTTTACCAGATCATCACTCATCGTCTTGTCCTTTCAGTTCTGCGGCGGCTATTGCCCGTTGCAGAGGATCCATCGCATACAGCTTGAAATCACTGTGATCCAATGACAGCCGCACTGCATGTTTTACCACTACAAGCAATTCCGCCAGCCTACCCTCCAGTTCCTCTATCCGTGCCTCTGCCTGCTCAAGCTCTGCCGTTACCTCTTGCAGTGCGTCATAGTCCTCCCGCTCATCGAGGTGCTTGTTGATTGCGTATGTGTTTCCGTCAGTCATTCTGCTTCCCCCTCCATCTCGGCCAACTCGGCCTTGTACCTGTCAATCTGCGATCCGAGCCTGTCCAAGTCCTCCCTCGCGCCAGAGCGGCGCACACCACGGGTCTGCGCCCACATGTCCTCATATTGCTGCTCTAAGACTTCAATGGCCCTCTCAAGGTTCTCTCTCTCGCTCATTTCGTCACCTCTGGTCGCGCCAATGGTCGCTCTGAGCAGCCGAGCGCCAACAAGCACTTGCCGTCAGTGTAGAAGATGTGTCCGCCGATCAGGCCCACAGGTTCAAGGCTTTTGCTCCACACAGGCGCAACATATGTCGTGTGGTAGTGGGTGGCACCTGTGCGCAGAGTTGCGCCTAAGAGAGCCTCTTTGGCCACTGTCTGAGCCGTTTTCCATGCCGCCTCATTGTGTGGCGTGTCGTCCTTGCCATCGCACCAGAAGCTAAACTGGCAAGCGGCAGGGCGCGTCACTGGGCGGCGGCTGGGCTGTTTGACCACCTCGCAGATCGTGCTGGGGAAGTCAGGGTGCGCTGCGCGATTGATTACTGTTTCCGCGATTGCAAGCTGGGAATCGTGAGAAGTCGATCTCCCCTCATGGTATATCGCCATTGCCAAGCAGGCTGCGGCTGTTGTGGCAATCATTGGTCTTTCTCCTTTTCCATGCGATCCAGAATGTCGAGCAGCGCCAAGCACTCGGAAGCGTGGCCACCCATGTTTGCGCCAATTTGCTTTTGATCAAGCCTGATGATGTCAATCTTGCGGCGAAGTCGCGCCAGAATAGTTTTGCGTTCTTGCATCTGCTTACTCCACAAATTCGTTGGCGTTCTCGGCCCACAGCACGAAGCTGGGCCTCGCTTGGCCGACGCGGTTGTAAACTTCCGATTTGGCGATGCGGCCTGCGTTGAACAGGCGGTTGGCGCTGTTTCCCACCGTCTTAGAGTCTAAGTCGCTGTATTCGGCGATCTCGCGTGTGGTCATGTATGAATTTCCGCAGATCAAGTCGTAAACCAATTCGTCGCGCTTATCCTGATTGTCGGATGTAGCGGATGTAGCGGATGTAGCGGGTGCCGCAGGCTCATCATCTGATTTCACAGCGTGCTCAGTGGCTATTACCGAAACGGCCATGTATGGCGTGCGATCCCGCTCATGCTCCTTGTGATTTGATATCAGCACCGCCTGATAGCGCTTGCCGCGCTCAAGCTGCACGCCGTCGATAGCGTATGGAGGTATGAAGATTTGTTCGCCTGCCTCTGTCAGCGCAAATGCGAATCCGTCTGGATGATGATTTGTTACGAGGATATTTTGCATTGTAGTCTCCTTAGTTGGTTTCAGTGATGTCAGAATACACATCAGAAAATTACCGTCAACAATATAATTGGCCTTGCGCTACATTCTTTATCCCATATGATACCCATCATCAGCAGAGGAGAAATGCGATGAGAAAAGAAAGTCGGGTCATATTGACCGGGGAGCAGCATGAGGCGCTGGCGTATGCCGCTGAGAAATCAGGCATGGCGCTGGCGACATATCTACGCCACTGCGCACTAAAGGATGCGACAATTAAGGGCATCCACACAGAGCAGCCGAGAGCAGACTGATGGTCAACGGGCGCAACAAGGGCGCAGCGTATGAGCGCACAACCGCACAGGAATTGTTCAATCAGCTTGGCATTAAGTTCAAGCGTGACTTGGAGCAATATCGTGCTGGCGCGCACGCAGACCTAATCGCAGACAACCCATACTTTCCATTCACGTTGGAGTTGAAGCGATACAAAGACGGCCCAATCGGCGGTTCACCATCATGGTGGCAGCAAGTTGAAGTCGCAGCAGAGCGTGAAGGCAAGTTGCCGTGCTTGATATACAAGTATGACCGCAAGCCAGACCGCTGCGTAATGCCTTTATCTGCCGTGCTAGACGGCGGCGAGGGTCAAATCGAGACAGACCTTGAGACGTTCTGTTTCATAGTTAGGGAGTTAATGGCATGACAATGATAAAATCCTCGGTCAGAACGACAATGATGACAGCCGACAATCTATCCAATGCCGAATATCACGCGCAAGATGCCATCAGTAGCAGCGATGTTAAAATGGTTCACAAGTCCACGCTGGCCCACTGGAAAGCACGCGGCGAGTTCAAAGGCTCGATTACATTTGACATCGGCAGCGTCGTGCATGATTTGGTTCTCGAAGGCGGGCGGAATAGCGTCAGAGGCCCAGCGGATCGTCGCGGCAACACATGGAAAGACGCATACGCAGCCGCGCAGGCCGAGGGCAAAACGCTGCTAACAATGTCGGACTACGATCTGGCACGCAACGTGGCCGACAGCGTACTGTTCCACCCCGCTGGGCAGAGAATGGCTGGACCAGACGTGATCAACGAAGCCAGCTTCTTCGCCACCGATCCAGACACGGGCTTGGAGATCAAATGCCGACCTGACAGCTACTGGCAGGATCAGGGTGTGGTCTACGACATCAAGACGTGCCAAGACGCCAGCCCACGCGGCGGCGTGGCGAAGCAAATGATAGACTACGGCTACGCAATACAGGCCGCATTTTACCTGCACGTCTTGCAGCAGGCTGGCTGGCGCGCGGAGCGGTTTGTCTTTGTGAACGTCGAAAAGACACCGCCGTATGCAGTATCGGTGAACGAACTGTCCGAGGAATTTCTTGAATGGGGTCAGCAACAGATGCACAAGACCCTATCCAAGATTAAGAACGCCAGCGATGATGGGTACTACCCAACAGGCTGGTCAGATCGCGTGAACGTGATCGAACTACCCCGTTGGCTGCATGACTCAGCCGACTTTACTGAAAACAAGGGAGCCTAAACATGGCAAAAACTGACTTCAAACCCGTAATGATCCGCAACGTGGAATTTTTGTACCCTCGCCTTCACGCGACGCATAAATTCAACACCGCCGAGAAGCGCTCAGAGGAGTGCAATCCACGCGCTCAAGGTGCTTCATACTCCATCGGATGGAAGATGGACAAGGATGCCGCTCAAGCGCTCCACAGCGAACTGAAAGCGCATTACGAAAGCTGCAAGACAAGCCCACCCTTCTCCAAGGTCTTCGGCATGAAGAAGCTGGAAGATGGCAGCTTCACATTCTCAGCCAAGCGCAACGGCACCAACGGCACCACTGGCGAGGAGAACAGCAAGCCTACCGTCATCGACGGCATGAAGCTGCCACTGGCTGACACTGCGTTCTGGAGCGGCTCGAAAGGTTCGATAAAGGTGATTGCGTTCCCCGTCACCGATCCAGACGGCAATGCTGGGGTATCTCTCTTGATTGATACAGTGCAAGTGACGCACGTTGTGTACGGTGGGAACGGCTTGGATGACTTCGATGAAGTGCCAATGACATCCAACGGCAATGATGGATTGGACGAATTTGAATACAAGCCAGCGCCAGCCGAAGCCAAGGCACCCATCGCAGACAGCGTAAGCCTAGACGAAATCCCGTTCTAATAAGAAAGCCCCCGCAGGAGCCGAATCCTGCGGGGGCTTGAGACAGTGGAGACAAACAAATTGACAAGGGAGTTTGCGCCGTGAGTGTAGCAAAAACATACGACATACGCAATAAGATGCTGCTAACAGCGCAGGGCAGCTTTGACACGCTGCTCAGCAGTCCGAGCGCAGAATACAGCGGCATTACGCTGGGCCAGATCGCTGCAATGGTGGACACGCCGCAGGCCACTGACAAGGCAAAGGCTGCGTTCGTTATCCCGTCCACATATCGCGCACACGATGGCCGCATCCACGCCACCCAGCGCGAGCATGGCGAATACTGGATGCTGGCGGTGGATGTGGATAAAGGATCTCCCGAACAGGACGACCTGCTTAATGCAGTCAAATCAATTACAGGGGACGCGGCGGCGCTCATATACTCGTCGGCAGGGGCAACAGCAGAAAACCGCAAGTGGCGCGTCCTAATACCGCTCGCACAGCCCCTGACGGGCGCAGAATACATTGACGCACAGTTGGCGCTGTTCGACCTCATGCAATCAGATCATGGCATTGAGTGCGATGCCGCTCTCAGCCGCACAGGCCAGCCAATATACCTGCCCAACGTGCCGCCAGAGAAGCGTGAGATTGACGGCAGCCCAGCGTTCTATTCTGCCGCCAAGCATCGCGGGGAAGGCTATCTTGTGGTCAAAGACAGCCGCATCTGGGCCAAGGCACAGTTTCGCGCCAAGCAGGCAGAGATTGCCGAGCAGCAGGCCGCAGCAATGCGCCAGAAGCGTCAGGCGGCACGCGATGAAATGCGCCAAAAGATCGGCAACGATGTCGATCCAGTTGCGGAGTTCAATGAGCGTCACGTCATCGGCGACCTGTTCCTAAAGTATGGATACGAGCGGCAAGGCCAATCCGACAGCTACCGAAGCCCGAACCAATCTTCGGGATCGCACGCCACGAAAGACTTTGGCACGCACTGGGTGTCACTGTCAGGCTCTGACGCCAGCGCAGGCATCGGCCAGTGCAAGACAGGCGACGTGACGATGGCGTGGGGCGATGCCTTTGACCTCTACTGCCACTTTGAACACTCCGGAGACATGAAAAACGCAGTGCGCGAGTATGCCAAGGAGTTGCGGCCAAACGACTACGCGGCGCAGCGTGAGCAGATCATGAAGGAGGCAATGTGCGCGCCGAAGGATCACAGCCTCAACGACTTTGACATTGTGCCGCCAGAGCCGCAGCCAGAGCCAACACACAGCGGCATCATTATTCCGAACGAAGACCGCAAGCCAATCTTCTGGATCAAGGACGCGCAGCCCGTCCTGCGCTCATCATATCTGATCAAGAATTGGCTGGGCCGAGCGCAGATGTCGGTCATCTACGGCCCAAGCAACGTGGGCAAGTCCTTCTTCTGCCTCGATATGGCATTCTGTGTGGCGGCAGGCATTGAGTGGCAGGGCGCGAAGGTTCGCAAGGGGCCAGTGCTATATCTCGCCACCGAGGGCGGCAACGCATTCCAATCGCGCTGCGTGGCGCTGCGAGAGGAATATGGCATGTCGGACGTGCCGCTGGCTGTAAGGCCATCGCCCATAGACCTCCTGCGCCCAGAGGTAGACCTAGCAAGCCTTATCAAGCTCTGCCAAGACATTGAGCAGCAGCTTGGGGAGCCGCTGGCAATGATTTGCGTGGATACACTTTCGAGAGCAATGGCTGGCGGTGATGAAAATGGAGCCGTCGATATGACAGCGTTCATTGCCAACCTAGACGCGCTGCGTGACGTGACAGGCGCACATATTATGATCGTGCATCACTCAGGCAAAGACACGGCCAAGGGTGCGCGCGGACATAGCTCACTGAGAGCCGA